GGTTGGATGGATTATTGAGTCTAAATTCAAACGCTGAATTTCTTTCACCGCTTGTGGAGTTGATGCAGTCAATTCTCTGCCTGCAATCATATAACTAATTGAGTTCACCAACGCTCCGTGAATTGGTGACTCATTGTAAAGTTCAATCAAGTATTGTGGGAAAAAATTTCCTTCCCCGTAATTCACCCATCCTTTTCTATCTTCTCTCTCAATGGGATCTATCTTCACATATTTGGACATCTCTATTTGAGTTGCTCCAATGCGTTGCTTTATTTCGTCAATGTTAGCCATTGTATTCGATGTCATTAGGTATGGTTAAGTTCGGTTGGTCAAAGTACTCGGTAAGCGCAGTGAATTCAATAAATCCACGCTTCAATTCACCAACTACAACAGCATCCTCAGAATCTAAATTAGTAGATGAATTTTGACCATAAATAATATAATTGTAACGACCACTTTGAGTGATTAAAACGCATCCTTCCTCAGGCTCATCTGTATCTGTATTGATACTCAAAGTAGTTATACGCTCATTGCTATCAATTAAGATAGGAATAACCGCAAAAAGTTGTAGTGTGATTTCATTTTGAATCACAAGTAAGTAATCGGTAAATGGAGGTAAAAGCAAAACCCCTTCCTCTAATGAAAGAAGAAGGGTTTGCGAGGCGGTATTCGTCTGTAAGTAATTCATCTACTTACAAAGTTAATTAAATAGTTGGGTTTACAACAGTCACGTCAAAATTATCGAAAGGAAAATCAGTAAATGATTCCAAACGATACGCTTTGTGCGCTTCTTCTGCAACAAATGTAATGGTATAACCATTCAAATCACCCTTGGCAACTCCAGTAGCGGTAGTCATTGCGGTAACTTCAGCACCATCAGCTTTACCAACCATCCAGATGTTATCGTTGTTATCTTGTACAAAAACAACCAAACGATTTTTAGCAACCAATTCAAGTTGCTTTCTGCGTGCAGCAGTCAATTTGAAAAATGTAGCAGTTACCGTTTGTGTATAATAAATTGTACCATTCTCAACACTTGATGCTACTTCTTCGCTGAAGCTACCAGTATGCTTTGGACAAATGTATTTATATACATTTTCATCAGGCAATGAGTTTACTTCTTCAGTTATTGCACTAAGTTGAACACCCGTCAAAAAGAGAGAGTGTTGTTGCAAGTAGATTGCTTTGATTCCACCGATTGTATCTTTACAATCTAATTGAAATCCTGCGGTTAATTCACAAGCCATATTATAATTTTTTTATAGTTAGTTAAAATAAAGGGAAGGCAGAGTTAACCACCTTCCCAATTACTTGTGGTTAATTAATTAAGCGTTGTAGCAATAAACAATGTCAGCCAATACACCGACTTGAACTCCTACACGGAATCTCATAGCCATACGCACGTTGTCAGACGCATCAGTTAAAGTCATATCTACAACTCGTACTTCAGCGAAATCAGAATTAGCATCAACACCAACAAACAAATTAGATGGTTGTGCTGCAATAACAGCTCCGTTGCTCATACCTGGACAAACATAAATATCATATCCATTGAATTGCAAGTTGAATTCGTCACTGGCTTGGTACAAATTAGCGTAACCCAATGCGCTTACTGCTTGGCGATAGAACTGAGCAGTAGCACGGTTCATATACAACTTAGTCTCAGATGAACCAATCAAAGCAACTGGTAAGTTGTTGATTACTTGATTCAAGTTAGCAATTACAGTACCAACTGCCATAGCACCTGCAGTCCAACTGCTACGATAGTAAGCACCTGATACATTAACAGTTTTCTGAAATCCGTTGAAAGCCGGATAAGTAGAACCAACAGTTGTGTTACCTTGCCAGATTGTGTACTCGATGTTCTCAGCAACTTTAGCAGCAGCATAACCGATCAAGAAATCAGAGAAATTTGCAGGAACTACATCGTTGATAAATCCACGGCCAGTTTGAGACGATTCCCAGTCACGTGCAAATTCAGCTTTGCACAACTCAAGATTCACCTTCAAATCAGACACAGTCAAAATTGACTCATCCAATTGCAAGTCTCCAGCTTGTGAAAAGTCGCAAGATGCAGATTGTACCAAAGATGCGTTGTTTGACAACTTCTTCATCACTGCCTTGTACTTAACACCCTCTTTAAGAGTTACATAATTTTTAGCTAAAGTATCTCCTGATAAGATAGCCGCGTTGATGTATGGCAACGCTAATTCACCCGCGTAGGTTGAACTGTTGATTGATAAGGAATCAGCCATTTTTCTTTTTTATTTTTTATTTGTATTTATTTATGATTGAGAAGATTCGGTTTTTCGAATCCATTTTAGCCAAATTGATAGGCTCTGATTTTGCAACTGTTGTAGATTTCTTTACTGAATCAGCAGCAGGTTGTTTGCTCATCTTTTCAATGGTTGCAGAAAGGTTCTCTTTCTCAGCATTCAAAGAAGCAATCTTCGCTTCAAATGCTTCAACCAAAGAGTTGATTGTTGACTCGAATTCTTCTCTGCTAACTCCGTCAAAGGCAGCTTGTTCTTCTTCAACAACTGGAGTAGCTTCTTCCATCATAGGCTCTTTAATCTCAGCAATGACTCCACCGCTTACCACGATTACTTTGCCCTCAGCAGTTGTGTGTTCTCCATCGGGAGCAGGAACGGGATTTCCGTCTGCATCCATTACGAATAGTTCGCTACCAACGGCGAATTCAGCATCAGGAGAGTAAACCTCCGTGCCATCTGCAAGAATGGCCATAGCCATCTGCATTTCTTTTTTGATTTCTCCTTCGGCAGAAAGTTGAATACCAAAGGCCTTCAATCTATCAGCGTATTTAGAAACGATTTCACTTACTTTGTTCATATCTATGTTTTACTTTTTCTACCTATTAGTAGCAAAACCCCTACTTTTGTTCCGCATAGTTCAAGTTTTCGGTTTAAGTTTTGTTTAGTTGTTACAGAAAAAGGCCTCCAAACGTGGAAGCCTTTTTTTGTCGGGTAAACATACACCTGCACTCGGTGTAATCGTTACAGACCGCTCAACTCATTTTCGAGTTCTTTCATTATCTTTTCGATTTCTTGTTGAGTCATATACTCGTCTGATATTTCAGTGAAGAATCCCTCCAATGAAAATCCTTTAACATCACCCTGCTTTATTGATGCCCACACTTCATCGTTGTCAATCTTCATACCTATGCACCAAGTACCTTCTGGAAAAGAAAATCCAAAGTTTTGGCTCTTATCATATTGACCTTCGGTTATCCAAGACTCAACAACAGTGCAACCTGCAACTGGTATCTCGTGTTCTAAATTGGAGTTGTGATGCATATTTCTTTTAAGATATTCCTGCGCTATCTTGTTGATTGTCTCTTTGCTATACTTACAATAATACTCACGCCCCACGGCATCAACTCGGTAAATCAATTGCTCGGGCAACATAACCGCACCATATACCATTTTACGCTCACCTTCTTCAACGGCAGCTTGTTGGACTTTGCGAGTCTTTGACAATGCTACAAAATCCACCTCAATAGCAGGATTTTCAACAAGGCTCATTGCGTGTACACCAAGATACCCACTATCGTCAATGGTATACTCAATGACTTTTACTTCTTCTTCTTTCATTTTATTTAATTAATTTTGATTGATCAATAATCTTCTGTTGTGCGTCTTGTGCGCTGGTTACATTAGTAGCTAAAACATATGTTTGTAACGGCTGTGATTTTGTTTTGCCGTTATTCAAGAAAGACAAATCCAATGCAGGGGCAGATGTTGAACCACCACCGCCTCCACCCATTGCACCCATTCCGCCACCTCCACCTGATGGAGCAGTTGAACCACCTCCATCATTGAATTTAGTTGCTGCAATTTTAGCCACGTTAGCCAATCCCATTGTGAGTGCTACACCTGCTTCAACAAATTGCGCACCAGTTGCTAATTTAATTGGATTACCCCCTGCGGTTAATGCAGCATTCACGGCCATATAAGTATTGATACCAGCTTGCGCTACACCTAATGCTTTATTTATTTGAAATCTTCTTTTTGCACTTGCTTTATCTTGTTTGCCCAATGAGTCCATTATACTCATCAAATTACCAGCCACTGCAAATGCTATATCTACTTTTTGTTGGCCGCTTAACTTTTCTGTTTCAACTGATGCATTAGCACTATCTTGATAAGCAACTCCCAAAGAAGCAAGATAACCTTTTGTAGTTTCTAAAATCTTATCATTAGCTTGTGTTGTTGATGTTACTCTTGTAAGGTCTTTTCCTTTAACAACTAAAGTATGTTCATCGTGTATTTTATTTGATTCTGCTGCATACCATTGATCTAATTGCTTCAACAATTCAGCATTGCCGTGCGCTTGTTTCACACGTTCTTCATATTGCAGTCTTAATTGTCTAATTAATCTATCATCATCTGCTAATGTGTCTTGATATCTTTTCTCTTGTTCAGCTTTTAGAAAGTCGGTTAATGACTTTTGGTCATCCTTAATCTTTTGAATTCTTTGCGCCTCTTTCTCTGCTGCCTCTTTGGCTAACTTTTCCTTTTCCGCTTCAACTTCCTTCGCCTTTTTTAATTCTTCATCCTTTTGTTTCTTTGCTTCCTCTGCTCTTTTCTTTTCGTTCTCAGCACGTTCAGCAGCTTTGGAATCGGTTAACCCTATCCAGTCCATAAAAGCAGTCAGTCCATTGATAACTGTATCTATGCGTTCCTTGATTAACGAAAACATTTTACCAACCAATCCACCTGCCTCTGTTAACTTTTCAAAATTGACTATAATAAGGGCGATGATACTACCTATTAAAAAGATTGGATTCGTCAACAATGCCTTACCCAAATCCATCATTGTAGTTCCAAATCCTTTGGCCGCTTTTGTAAGGTCTCCAAATTTGAAATCTTTAATCGCACTGGTTACTCCCTGCAATCCAGTTTGTGCCGCGCCAAAGTCCAATGAAAGAATGGATGAACCAATCATACCAAAGGAGTTGTTCAATCTCTCCAATGGATCACCTGCTAACGTGTTAACCGACCTTCCTAAATCTTGAACCTTATCCGTTAATGCTCCAAGTTCACGTTGTACCTTATTATATTCTGCAGTGCCTTCGGGTAACCTCGCAAGTTCCTCCCTCAATTGACGCATTTGTGCCCTTAATGACTGCGTCTTTTCGGTTGCATTACCTTGCAGTTCAAATTCTAAAACAACTTTATTATCAGCCATTACAAATCATTTTAATTAAGTAAATAGTACCTATAAGTAAAGTAGCAACAACGCTTAAATTGATGCCTTTTGTTAGCCAATTTGGTAGGTTATTTTCGCTCGATGGATGGGTTGACTTAATGCCCATCTTTTGCATCTTATAAATGTTCTTGAATGTCTGTTGTGGGTTATTCATAATGATACTGTGTATAAATTAATTGTGCGGTTATGTTGACATCTGCGATTGGATAGGATGAATTTTTAAGGTACACTATTGGATTAAAAGTTGAGCCACTTATATTCATATCCACCTCCATATCACCCGTAATTCCTGCCGAATAAGTATCTACCAAAGTAATATTCTTGACCGATATACCACCTGAGTTTTGCAAGTTAAAATTGAATTCAGCAGTTACTCCGAAATCAATGCCAGTGCCGTCTGCGTGGGATGCGACAATCATCAATTTGATATACCATACTGAGTTATCAGGCATTGTGATGGCGCTTCTATTGGACAATAAATCAATTGCTGTGGTGCTATTTGTCCACGTTCCAAATCCATTGAGTTGAATGATTCCGCTTTGGTATTGTCCTGCATAAGTACCATCGCCTCCAATGGTCACACCTGCGTTAATTGCTTTCGCAAATGTTCCACCAACTAAGCTATTGGATACCTGCCTTTCAACTACGTTCTTTTGCCCATACACCATTGTATTCAACACGCTTCTATCAATGGTAT